TCGGTCCTGGTCTTGCCTCGTCTGACTATGACTATCGCTCAAAACAACGTGTTTGTCAACGCAAATTCCCAACAAAGTTTATGTTGTTGTGTGGTATAGAGTTAGGTGAGGTCCTGGTGTGGGTGCGCAGAGATGTAGACGGGTTTCGGGGGTTTTTCTTGTGTGTTTAAACGCGATGGGATTCCAAATCACGAGATTTCGTGATTGTGAATTTTTTCACAATGTCTGCTTGTTGCGGTCTCACGGACCCCCCCACATGACGTGCCGAAGCTAGGCTAACTCTCGATGATGCGACTATTTGTCGCACCTCGATCGACCTCGTTTAAACGCAGAGAGAGGCATAACGCGTGTACACGCACGGAGTTGAGCAAGGGGGTACCCCAGGACCCCGTTCTCCCATACCCCTGGATGTCCCATATACCACCTTATCCTACGGCTGGAGGTCAAAACCTACTTATAACCACGACGAAGGTGGTTGTCGGCTTCGATATGGTGCTTTCGGCATAGCCAGACGACGTCGAGAGCCACTTCGGGGGCATAGCCCTTGTGGTGGTGAGCCTCAACTCGGAGCTCGCTACAGAGGGCACAGCGGGTCTTCTCGACCTTGCCACGCTTGACAGCTCGACGGAGTCGAGCTCGCATGGCTTCCTTGAGCCTGTTTCGAGCTCGATAGCGCTGCATCTGCTCGCGGTGAAGCTGCTTTCCCTTGGGGGTTTTGCGGTGTGCAAGGACATCCGCGCAGTTGCACCTCTTACAGCGCCAATTGTAGCCGTCGTCAGAGTTCTTGTTCTGGTGGAACTCCTCGAGCTGCTTCTCTTCGTGGCACTTCGTACAGGTTTTCACCCTGGTTATAATAACAGCCACGACGGTCGAGATCAACCACCAGCAAGGCCCCTGGTTGCCTCTCTAAGGGCTTCGGAGCTTCAGCCCTCCGGTGACCCGTCCGAAAGCTCCTCGTGGCCACTGGTGGGCACCAGGAGCTCACGGAGCGCTTCCGTGCTTTCAGCGGTGAGCACCAGCTCAGCGATCACACGCGGCATGGAGTCTGGCTCTGGGAGCTTCAAGACCTGCACGTAGAGCCGACCACCGTCCTCGGGGAGGAGAACGACATCGAGTGCAAAGGTAGTCCCGGCCTTCGCCGCGGGCTCCTCGAGACGAGCCTGGGGAAGATTCATTCGAAGCTCGCCGGGAGTCCTCGGATAAGTCTCCGTGGCCACCAGCGGATCGTCTTCCCGCAGCTCGCGCAGCTCGCAGATCACCTCGACGAGCTTCCCGGCGAGCTCGCGGATCACGCGTGCTCCAGATCCTCCGCTGGCTCCTTGCTGGAACTTGTCACGAATCTGAACCAGGTATTCGGTATCGATGTCTTCGACGCTCATGAGTTCCATCGGTCCTTCAGCCGTGCTTTTTCTCCAGGGGCCATGCGATCGTAGTCGTTGAGCAGGTTGGCCACCAGTCGACCAGTCTCAAGGCCCTCGCAGCGGGCCATGATCTCGCCGTCAAGCGACCGGATCACGTAGACGTGGATGACTGCGGACACGCTGAGCTGCATGTTCCCGACGTGTTCGTTGTCTCTCACGGCACGATCATCGAGCGCTTCACCACCAGGCTCTTCCCGTCGTTGTAGATCGTATCGTAGCCCTTCAGCTTGCAGACCACGGGCTTGTCATCTTCGGAGCCAGTAACAACGTGAGGAGTCAGGGGGATCGAGATTCGAGCGTTCTTCGACGGCAGCTTCACCACCTCGCCGGCCTTCGGCACCTTGGGCCACGGGTGCTTTGGGTTCTCGGCCCAGTTGAAGTCACTCTGCGTGCGTTCCGCCTCGAATGCACGTTTGGCGAACGCTTCCGCGGTCTCCTTCGGGAGGACGTGGACCTGTTCGTCCATGCAACCTGGACCACCCCAAGAATGGAAAGTTTTGCTGTCGTCGTAGAAGAATGCTTCCCCGGTATCCGCATCCGTCGAGGACTTCAACCCCATGTCATACTTTCGATAGGCGTTCTCGTTGCAGAGCACGGCCACCCTCGAGCCGTCCTCGCTATTCGCCGGCGGCGAGCCGAATTTCTCCATGAAGCGAGCGCCACCTTCCTCCTTCTTGTCCTTGACGAGCCACATGTAGACGCGGCGGTTGCCGGTTCGGTTGCCACCGCTCAGGGGACTGGACGGCAGCAGGAGTGGTGAGTTTTCGACAGGAAAGATCAGCTTTGCGGTTCGCGGGATGAAGAGGGCAGCTGCGAAGGCACCGACTCCGAAGAGGAAGGTTCGGCGGCTGCGGTTGGGGGCAGAGCCTCGTTCTCGTGTCATCTTATTCTCCAAACTGATCCCCCTGGTGGCCACGGTCTTCGCCGCTGTAGCCACCGGAGTCGTCGTCTTTACGTGTAAACGCCCAGACGATCCATGCGATGAATACTCCAGGCAGGATCAGCATTCCGATGAGTTCTCCGAATGTCATTTGGTCACTTCCTCACTTTCTGTACGTACTACTTCATGAATGTTTTTGCCTTTGCTGTTCTCTGTTGATCTCTTTTTCTTCTTCGAGTTCCACCATAAGCCCTTCAATTGCTGCGAGAAGCTGGGTTGCTGAGATATCGAAAGAGACCGAAGGTCTTTCATTACCTTCTTCGCTGAGGCAAAACGCGAACTTGTCTCCGTCAACAATAAAGACGTCAGCTATTCCTTCGCTTGTGACCTTGTCATCTTCCGTCTCGAGGATTTCGAATCCTTCATAGGTAATACGGGCGATCATCTGGCCACCTCTCCGGGGTCCTTGGTATTCAGGAATTCAATCAGGTAGTCGGCTGTCTCGACGCCCCATTCTGCGGCTTGTAAGTTTGACACATTTTCATCGCCTGATAATCCGGCACAGATCATTGTGGCCATGTGTTCTCTGACTGTCATTTGTGAAGCAGGGTCATATGCATTGGTTGCGAGTGTCATCTGGCCACCTCCGTGGGGTGTTTCGTTGTGTAGCTCATCGTTCTCCTTTCACTGGCAGAATCTTGTCGATTGCCCTCATCAGCTCCGCAAGGATCTCTTTTTTGTACCGATCGCGGACCTTTTTGGAGCCGTTCCATACTGCGAGCTGCTCTTCCTTCAGCATTCCGAGAGACCTCGACTTATTGAAAAACAGAGCGCGCGCGGTATCAGAGATTCTGCGTATGAAATAGTCGTCAACCTGTTTGGCTCGTTGTTTCTTCTGTCCTCTGATCTGGTCGTTCTTATCTTTCACCTTTCGAAGCCGTTCTTCCTGCTCTTTGCGCTTTCTCGCTTCCAAAAATTGTCTCCTCCTCTTCGTTGTCTGGCTCTCCATGTTTTCCCGACAGTGCGGATGAACAAGCTTTTCTCGACACAAGACTGGCTGGTCGTATGCCAGATGCATTTTGCACCAGGGACATATCGTGTTCGACCACGTCCGAGGCTTTGCGAGTGCCACCATCCTGTGGCCGTGTCCCTTGATCAAGTCACCATCTCCCCAGATCCTTCCCGTCGATAAATGCCTTCCCGTCTTCGAACGTGAGTGTCTTGTTCTCCGACGCCTCGATAATCGACTTGACTCTCTTCTGCACGCTCTTCATGAACCAATCGAATCGGGTTTCGAAGTCGCTCTCGCGCATGACCTCAACGCAGTGCATGGGTTCGAGTCCGTCGAGCTCGATCTTGAAGCGAGCTTCAATGGTTTGTGGTCCTGTTTGCTGAGCATGCACCCATGGCTCGACGGTGACGGCGATTCGGCGGATTCTCATGTTTTCTTCGTGTCCAAGCAGACGACGAATTTCTCGTGATTCCCCTTCACGCTGCTTTCGTCCTGGAAATACATGCTCTCTGTCCTGACGGAGTAGAGTAGTCCCCACTCGTCTTCATCAGGAATCATAATCGGATCGTCGTCCTGGAAGCGTTCGAGCACCTTGCGGAGCATCTTGACGGTGAACGGCCGGGGCGGAATGCGCTCAGTCTTTTTCATGCCTGACTCCAGACCTCCAGGGTGTGTTCGTCGCACCAGACGGGTCCTGTATCATCACCCGGATAGGAGCACTTCGAGCAGTCGCCGCGTTCCCTCTGGAGCTGGTGGAGGTTTTCCCCCATCCTTTGACGACTGGAACAACCGGGAAGAGTCGTGGTCCCTCAACCGACTTGCACTCTTCCTGGCACTCCTGAAGTGAGCCGATCACTTGTAGCTCGCCCCAGCGCTCACCCTCTGCGTTTTCCCATTCGCAGAGGCAGACAGCCGCCGCGGCGGTGAGTTGTTTCAGCTCTTCCTCGGTGACGTGCAGAGGGCAGGCTACTTGATTCATGTCTTCTCTTCTCCGTACCAGGTGTCCTCTCCGAGTGGCCACCTCTGATCAAGCTGGCTATCAAACTGTGTAGCTGTGCTGAGCAGCTCGTTAGCTTTGCTCATCCGAGATGGTTGAACTGGTCCGATCAGTAGAGTCCTAACGGACTCCGCCAACTTCAAGAGCAGCTTGTCGCGGTAGTAGCTGAGTTGGTCGTCTTCTTTCGTCACTCTGAATTCCTTCCCCACCAGTCGGTGGCCCATGTGGCGATCTCGTCGGATTCGTCCTCGAGCCAATCGAGGACGTTCCAGATTCCGTACTTCTTGACGGCCCGCCGGACGAGGAAGCGGGCGAGTTGTCGTTTCCAGCTCATTCGAGTTCCTCCATTCCCCATTTTTTTTCGATCTCCTCAGCGAGTTCGCCAAGTTTTCGCACACGTGCCTGGATATCGATCTGTTTTCCGCAGTGTGGACAGTCCATGATTCCGAAGAATGTCTGTTCGACCTCGACGGTTTCCGCGCAATGGCCGCATGCGGCAGTCACGTGGTGGTCCTTTCAGCCTGACTCCCGCAGCCGTCGCAGACGATCGAGGCCCGGGCCTTCTTGGAGACGAAGAGGTACTCCCCCCCGCAGCTCTCGCACTTGAAGGGGTCCATGCGGGTCCCTACGGGGCGCAGGCGCTCGTTGACGACCTGATTCACCCGTCGGTAGGCGGCGCGGTCGTAGACCTCCATGTCGGCGACCTGGAGGACGGTGCGCGGCGAGGGGCCCTCCACCGAGGACGGTAAGAACGAGGGCGACGCCCCCTCGATATCGACGACGACGTTATCGGGGCTTTCCCCGAGCTCGTCGCAGAGGTCTCGCCAGTCGGCGCGATCGACGAGTAGGAGGGCGTCGGCAGGCCACTGAATCTCCATCAGCTCTTTGATCTTCACTTTGACGCCTTCCCTTCCTCGGCGGCTGGATTCACCCATTTGAGATCGACGACACGGTCTTTGAATTCTTCCGAGATGACCTCCATGTGCCGGCGGACTGATTTGACGAGTTGCTGTCGTTCTCCGTGACAGGCGTCTCGCTTCCCTGGGAAGTTGGCAATGGTGATGAGCCGCTCGTAGTCGCGGATCAAGTCGGTGCAGATTCCTTCAAATCGATTCATGATTTCCCCCTTGGTGAGTGGTTACCTCCAAACGGACATTTCCGTATTTTAGCACCCCGTGCCGAGGGGGGATAGTAGGGAGGGTAGATATTAAACTGGACAAAGAGGTCCAATTCAGAAGAGACATTTCACCTATTTCAGGGACACCCCTCTCTCACGATGCCCACTTAACGCGCACGAATACATACATACATACATACATACATACATATACATAAAGGTTACATTATCTCCTTTTCTCAATTCAGCTTGTGACGGTTTACTTTTCAAATAGACCCCCTATTTTTCAGTGAAGTCAGAGATAACTTTGTAAGGTTACCGTGTTTCTTTGCAACAAGTTGTCCGGTTTGTACCATAGTATCAATGAGCTCTGCACGGGTCTTTTTGTTCACCGATTGGAAGGCACGGGTGAATTGTGTCAGGGTGACGGTCCCATTTTTCGACCTCATCCAGCGAATGAATCTCTTGTTCAGAGCCTCGAGCCAGGTGTCCGATATCCACTGGCTGGCAACCCACAGAGTCTCCCGTGTCTGGTACTCCACGAGCTGCGCCGCCCAGCGGAATGCGCGGGCTGAAATGACCTCCATTCCTGGCCCCTGAGTGGCCGCTTCGTGGAGGATTGCGACCTTCTTCGTCTTCTCCATGGCGCGTGTCCAGAGCGTGTGCTCGAGCGACAGCTTGTAGCAGAATCCCCGGAAATCCTGCATGGCCTCGAGCGCCTCCGCGGAGTAGCGGACCACCCGGGGGACCGGGTTCACCGAGACCAGGTTCCCCTTCTGGGTCTGGAACTGGTGCCAGTCTCCGGCCATGTCGACGATCGATTGGGGGACCTTGGTCCACTTGAAGTCGACGTCGATCGGGAACTCTTCACTCGTAAAAACAAGGGTCCGCGAGAGAAAACCATCATGGAGCTCCTCCGTTGTCAGACTCGCGGCGAAGGACTCAGTGACGGTGGTCCCGAAGACCACGCAGTACGGCTGCTCGACGATGAAGTTACGCTTGGGGTCGACATAGCCTCCGAGCTTGCAGGGGCCGCCCGAGGCGCTGTAGAGCTTCATCAGGGTCGAGATCACGTTCGCCAGGGCGTCGGAGCGGCTCTGCTTGATCCTGAGCAGCATCTTGCCCATCTCGTCGAGCTGGAGAAGGCACACTGGCTGCGTCCGTGCGATCGTGTAAACGCCGTTGCCCGACTGGACCTCCTCGGTGCCGAGCAGCTCGTCTGATGCTCCGATCGCGTCGAGGATCTCGCGGTTCACCTGGCGCGGCCGGTCCTTCCCCGAGCCCGAGCGCCCGACCACCAGGGCCAGGATGTTTGCCCGTAGGTTCTCCTCGTCCCTGATCTTCCGGCCCACAAGGGTTGACTGGAGCGCCAGAGCGCCGGCGAGGGCGTAGACCGGCTGGGGACGCGGCGCGGTGGCCAGGGTGAAGTCCATGACCTCTGAGAGGAAGCCAGGTGCCTCATCGAGGAGATGTGCCGGGAATCGGCCCGGGTCGCTGAAGGTGTCTTCCTCCACCGACGGTGGGGCGTCCTCCATGGCTGCGGTCGCGAAGATGTCGGGCTCGTACCGCATGCAGCTCCGGGCGATCTTCTCGACTCGCTCTTCGGGGTGGGGCCAGGGCTTCCCGTCTTTGTCGACGCAGCGGGTCCGGCTCTCCTCGAGTAGAGTGGCCCGGATCGAGCTCTCCCCGAAGCCGTGGCGGCGCATCCAGGAGCCGATCCGGTGGAGGGTGTCGTTCTGCTCGCCGTCGGCGATCGGGCGGTCACCCAGGAATCCTCCCTCGCCGCGGAACCCGCCGGTCTCCTTGATCTTCAGGAGGTCCTCCCGGAGCCAGGGGAAGACCTCCGGAATCTCTTCGAGGGAGTCGATCCCCTCGACCCAGGTGTAGCGTTGGTCGCCGATCTGGCTGGGAGCAACCACGATGTAGCCCCCTGAGCCCCGCGTGTCGACTCCCTTCGCCAGCTTTGACGCGGTGTTGCCGAACTCCTTCTGAGGGTCTCGAGCCAGGTAGTGAGCCCCGCCACGGGGCGTCTGCTGGATCGGGCAGGTGGACAGGTCGTTCGCTTTCTTGTCGTCCCCTGGCCACCCGCACTTCATGTCGTCGATGTCGACCACCAGGAGCCCTTCGCAGGATAGACCCAGGTTGGCGGTCGGTGTCTCCTGCCACCACTTCTCGATCTGTTCCTTGCTTGAGCTGGAGTCGTGGACGCCATGTTCCGTCAGTGGCCGCTTGTCCCTTGGACGGAGCGGCAAGACCTTGAGCCCCAGGGCGGCGAGACGAAGCGCCTCCTGAAGCAGGGCGTTCTGAACCACCAGGCCATTCCCCTCTTCATTTCTCCGTGTAGAAGTTCTTCAGGTAGTACGCGATCAGGAGTGCGTCGGCGATTGCGTGCGTGACCGAGATGCCGGGAAAGAGCTGCTCAGCTTTCCCCTTCGAGACGTTCTTGTCACCTTTCGTCAGACAGCCAAGCTTACGCTGCCACACCGACGGCGAGACGTCGTTGAACGGGATCTTAAAGCCCATCAAGAGGCCACGCAGGAAACCGTACCCCCGGCCGAAGGTGAAGGCGCTCGTGACTCCCATCTGTGGGGAGCTTGCGACCTTCTCCAGGATCGCGAAGGTCTTGCGGCCGGCTTCGTAGGCTTCGCCTTTGTAGTCTTCTGACCTCGGGCGGTACGTGTAGAGGAAGTTCGATATCTCCCGCTCGGTCTGCTTGGTCATGCCAAACGCCTGCATGAGCTCGCCTTCTTCGTTGAGCGCTGCGATGCCGCCCTGCTTGCCGGGATCGATCCCGATGTAGTAGGTCTCTTTCATCTTTTCTTTTCTTTCCACTGGGTAACGATCTCGTCAATCACCTTTTGGCGGAACAGCAGGCACTCTTCCCAGACAACTTCATTCTCGGTACGCTCCATGAGGAAGTCGACAATGGTGGTCAGTTCTGTTCTAGTGTCTTCCTCAAGGTTGGCTGCCTTCGGATAGAGGGCTCCCATCTTGCTCAAGAGGGCCTTGAAAAGACCCTTCGCCTCGGCCATCCTCATGAACGCTGTCGTGCGTGCCTGGTCCTCGATCGCGTTAGAAACTGTATCGACCACTTCTTTCTTACTCAAAACGGAATCTCCATATCGTCGTCGTCTGGTTCTTGATTTACCTGTGCCTGAAGATCACTTATCAGTGTCTTCCCGTCATTCATCAGCATCTCGTAGTCGATGATTGTGTCGAAGTCGCGTCGACCCACTCCACTCTTGACGAGGATGCGGCCTGCCTCACGCATACGGCCAAACTCGAGGATCTCCACCGCCTCGCGGGCCGTGATTGGGCACGGGATCTTCTGGCCGAGTTTCTGCCGCTTGAACCACCACTTCATGGCCTTCTGGCGGGCGAATCCCTCGTGTTCCACACAGACCCACTCAGAGACCGTGTAACACATGCCGCTGTGGTAGTTCACCCGCACTGTCTTCGGGTGGCCTGGCTTCGAGTCGAACTTCGTGTGAACCTCGTAGGTCATGCGATTGATCCGCACCCACTCCGGCTTTACGTCCATGCCCAGGATCGCGCCAGAGTCCGCAGTCGTTCGGTGCGGAGGTTCTTTCGGCTTTGGGAACTCATGCCCGCACTCCGGACAGATGCCGTAGCTCGCGGCAATCAGCGCCTGGCACTTCGGGCATTCTTTTGCCGGCGCTTCGCCTTTTTGCTTCGACGGCTCCTTTCCCTCTACGAGATCAACAGGCCCGTGTCGGATAATGTTATCTCCATAATCGAGGATGAGACAATCGTGCTTTCCAGGTGCCACTCGGAATCCGCGTCCGACCATCTGTACATAGAGACCCGGACTTTTCGTGGGTCGGAGGAGTGCGATCGTGTCGATATCAGGTACATCGAGTCCTTCGGTAAAGACCTGGACATTACACAGGAATTTGAAGTCACCGCATCGAAATCCGTCGACGATGGCGTCTCGCTCATCTCTCGGTGTCTCCCCCGTGACCATGGCCACGTCTTCGTCAGACTGAACGCCCAGCTCGAGCGCGACCGTCTGGCAATGCTTGACACTGCACGTGAAAACGAGGACTTTCTTTCTATGTTCAGTCTTCTTGATTATGTCCTTGACGGCCGCGGCAACTCGCCCCTCAACGAGCGCTTTCATCTCGATCTGTCCCGGCACAAACTCGCCGCCCCGGACCGCTACGTCTACGGTGTCTATCTTCCCCTCCTCCGTGCCCGCATACGAAACGAGCTTGGTGAGGAAGCCTTGAGCGATGAGCCCCTTGACGGGCGTGTCGTAGCAGATCACGTTGAGAACGCTGTCGGGTTTGGCGATCGAGCCGCCCTTCATCCGGAAGGGGGTCGCGGTGAACCCGACGACGCGGACACCGGGATTGATCTCACGTAGGCCGGCAATCAGGGTCTGGTACATGCCCTCACCGTCGAACGGGATCAGGTGCGCCTCGTCGACCAGGACAATGTTGAAGCTGCCGAGCTCTGTGGCCTTGTTGTAGATTGACTGGACGCCGGCGACGACAACGGCGTTGGCCGTGTCTCTCCGGCCGAGGCCGGCAGAGTAGAACCCGATGTCGAGATCCTTGTCGAAGGCCCAGAGCTTCTCGGCGTTCTGCTGGAGCAGCTCCTTGCGGTGCGCGACGATCAGGCATCGACCTCCCCATTTCTTCGTGACGTCGTGTGCGATCTTGGCGATCGTCGGGGACTTCCCCGCACCTGTCGGCATGACGACGCAGGGGTTGTCGGCGCGGTCCTCCAGGTGGTCATATACCGCTCTGACCGCGTCGGTCTGATACCAACGGAGTTTCAAAGGCGACCTCGGGAAAAAAGTGGGTGCGGCCAGAGGCAAGGCCAGCCGCACCCTGAGCAACGGCTATCGACTATCCGCTATCTTTCTTCTTCCATGGAGCTTGTCGAGCATCTTCTGCCTTGGCTGCCGGCGCGGTGGCTGCGGCAGCGGTCTCTGTGTTCAGCGCCGAGAACTTCTTGATCGTGTTTTGCATGTCCCCGGTGTCCTCCCGCTTCTTCTGACCGACCTTGGCAATCATAGGGATGTGGTGCAGCTCCTCGGTCGCTTGAGGCTTGAGTCCGCCACAGGCCACGCAGATTGCACTCAGCTCCGCCCTGGCGATCCGGACCGCGATTGGGTTCTCGTTGATCAGGTTCAGGTTCTCGAACAGCTTTCGTCCCTTGTGCGGCCCCTCGATGATCTCGAAAACGAGTTGTGTCCGGACACCTGTGCCCGACTTGGTATCGAAGTCTTCAGACTGGACAATCATCACTTTGTAGTCGTCGATCGGCACCGGCTCCGGGGTGCCGTAGGTGCCGTAGTCTTCCTTTGAGTCGTATCCTTTGTTTCGTAGATCAACCAATCTTCTTCTCCTTCTCCGCAGGTTTCAGGTGTTCGTTGTACGCGGTCCATGCCAGCGCAATCTCTGGCGGTAGGCTCAGACGATTCTTCGCCAGGTGCGAGGCACGTTCGACGGTGCGGATGACCCGCTCGTCTCCGCCCGCGCCACGGTGGCGTTCCTTCCCGAATTTCCCCTCATCCTTGATCGTGTAGACCTTGTAGGTCGCGAAGAGGCATTCGTCAACCCACTGCTGGATGAGCTGACTCGCCCCCTTGTGGAGCCGTGGTCCGTATCGGTCGTAGGGCTCCGTCTCTGGGTTCTCGTAGCGCTCCATGGCGGAATGGGCGAGCATCATGATCGACATGTTCCGCTTGTTGCGGAGCGCGTCGAGGCCCTCCAGGATATCGCTCCAGATTTTCAGCGCATGTTTGTAGCCCTTGCCGAATCCAAAGTCGTCGATGACTTTCTTGCCGCCTGTCTCGCAGACGTCCTTCCAGACAAGTCGCTCGAGAAAGTCGAGCGTGTCGACAACGAGCGTCTCGAATCCGTGCTTTCCCTCGTAGAGCTCACCGATCCAGGAGAGAAATTCACCGAGGTCTCCGATGACTGGAGTGGCCTGACACTCGATGTCGTCAAGCCCGTCCTCCAGGTTGATGATGATCGGTTTCGGCATGCACGAACCGAACGTGCTCTTGCCGATCCCGTGTGTTCCATAGAGAAGAGTTCTACGCGGTTTTGTGCGCTTCCCCTTCTTCTCGATGGTCTTCAGAAGATCAGGCATACCGTAGAATCTCCGTGCAAAAAGCGTCAATTGAACTGAAGGTGTCAGAACCTTCGACTCTGGAAGCTGCTTCACGACTGCTCTTCTGGTTTTCCTCCTATGATCACGTCTCTTCCGTCCGGCCGGTTGATCTCCCACGCCAGGTACGACTTTCCTTCGATCCCCTCTTTGTTCAGGATCTTTCGGATGACCTGCTTCATGGGTGTTATCTTCACAGCTACGCGCCATACCTTTGCGGTTTTGATGGTGCCCTCGTTGCCCGTGATTGTCTTCTCTTGCGCGGCTACGGCTTCGACTCCATCCTTCCTGGACTCAAACCATTTCTCCCATGATCCCTGATAGATGGGTCCTTCTGTGTCCGGAGGTACCGGCTCCTCCGTCCACGAGTATTCGATTTCAGCTTTGTAGAGCAGCACGTAGTTCCCTTTCTTGAGCTCAATCGTTAGGGGTTGAATTCCGGAGCACGGGTCAGGTGGGTACCACATGTGCCACCGTCCGAGTTCGTATTCGTCAGCGTACGTGCTTGGGATCAGAACCACTTCATCAGGTGCCTCCATGAAAAAACGGCGATCGGGGAGGAGTTTCCCAATCGCCGCAAGTTGAAGAGAAAAAGAACTGTTACCTGAATATCAGCCGACCGATCATCCACCAGAACAGTGCGAGCAGAATCAGGATGACCAACCAGGTCAAATCCCTGATCTGGGCATCACGCACCCCAATGGCTCCTCTTGTTTCTCTTGCTTCCGCGCCGCTGCTCCGCCATAATATCCGCGTGCAGAGTTTTACACAGTATTCATTTTGTTTGCAAGAGGTTTTTCTAAATGGGAATTCGTGGCCCGAAAAAGAAGGTCAATCTTGAGCGTAGGTGGTGGAGTATGCACAAGATAACGCTTGGGCAAATTCGTCAGATCCTGAACGAGTGTAAGCGTCAGCTCCCGCTTCTCGAGAATAGCCTGACCGAGCCCATGGTGATCTCAGCGCTCGTTGCCGAGAAGATGAAACTGGTTGATCAGGATCTCTTCGATGCCGCAGAGTTCATTCGCTCCTTCAATCCATCCGACTTTGACAACGAAGAAGAAGAAGTGGCCATTGAGGAGGCGGCTGTTGTAAAACAGCAGCATGGACCACGATACGATCCAGGCGGTTGAGTCGACAGTCGCGGAGGTCGACACCTCCGCGCTGACGCTCGACTCTCGCGCCGGCGTGGTCGAGGCGATGAAAGCAATTGCACTCGACAAGAAGGCGAAGCCCATGGAGAAGCTCCGGGCGCTCGACAAGATCGCCGAGTTGAAGGGGTTCAAGATCGATCGCCAGATCAAGGATCTGCGCTACGTCCCGACCAAGGAGCTGAACGACCTGATCGCGAATCTCGTGATGCCGACCCTGGCTGTATTCGGCATCGAAGACGGGACACCCAAGCTGCTCCATGCTGCTGATTCCAAAGCTACGGATTGATACGCGGAAGCTTGTCGTTGATCGCCAGGCGATTGCATTCCTACTACCGTTCTGCGAGGAGCTCCACCGCCGGCAGAACCACCCAGGCGACGCGTACGAGCCTGATAGCGACCCCGAGGGGAACCAGCTCGCATTCCACAAGTCGGACGCGGCTATCCGGCTGCTCTTCGGCGGCAATCAGTCGGGGAAATCACGCGGTTCCTCCCAGGAGGTGAAGTGGTGGGTAGAGGAGTCACATCCGTACCTCATCACGCCCAAGGCCCCGAAAATCTACATCCTCTCGGCGGATTACCGTACGTTAACTGAGGGGATGGTTCGGCACCTTCTCGGCAACGAGAAGACTCCAGGCGTCCTCCACGAGTGGGAGATTGAGCGTCTCGGCTCTCAGGCTGCGAAGACCGGGCTTCCCGCGTTTATACGCTTCAAGTCGGGCGCACAGATCGACCTGATCTCTGGCGACGGCGGCGAGGAGGCGAGGAAGAAGCTACAGGCTGCCGCGGTCGACCTGGTCGTGATCGACGAGGAAATCTCCGGAATCCTGTGGAAGGAGCTGATGGCACGCCGGCTAAGTTATGGCGGGCGTGTGGTCGTATCCGCGACCCTTCAGCGGTCTGAGGAGTGGCTGCTCGATCTCGAGCAAGCTGCGATAACAGGTGACGAGAATGTTCACCTCACTCGTCTCGATACCCGGCGGGCTGTAGAACGAGGGCACGTCTCCAAAAACGTCTACGACGAGATGACTGCGTTCCTTTCGGAGGAAGACAAGCACGTCATGTTGCGCGGGGGGTCCCGGAAGCGGCAGGGGCTCGTTTATCCAGAGTTCAACAAGCAGCACATCTGCAAGCCGTTCAAGATAGAACCTCACTGGACGAGATACTGTGGAATCGATCCGGGGCGTCGGACATGTGCGATTATCTGGGCTGCTGTTGCGCCGGACGAGCGCGTCTTCATCTACCGCGAAGGTTACTTTCACGGAATCCGGTATCATGACGTCGCCAAGTTTATCTACGAGTCCGAAGGGTTCTTCTTCGACGAAGCGAAAAAGCTGTGGGTCCGGTCACCCTCCGCTGAGACGATCAGCATTCGATGGATCGATCCTTCCGCGTACTATCATACTGCCTCTGGCGAGGCTGGCATTGGGACCCTGCTCAGTTCGGATTATCACCTGTACACGTCACCCGCACCGAACAATGTCCACTTTGGAGTTGAGCGTGTCCATCAACTCCTGAGAATCGGGCTTGACGATCAGCCCAACATGAAGGTGTTCAACACCTGTAAGATGGTCATTAAGGAGTTCGGGCAGTATCGATGGGTCGACGACAAGGGTTCGACCTGGGCGCACGAGCGGAAGGATCAGCCAGTCAAGCGGCACGACCACGCCATGGATGCGCTGCGGTACCTCGCGGCGGCCGGACTCTACTACTCCGTGGACAACAGCGAGGCGAAGCGGCTACATTTCGAAGCAGAGAAGCAGAAGGACTACGAGAAGATGGGCGGTGGGAACATGGGCGACCGGATGAAGACCTGGTGGCGGAACCGCGAGATCCGCAAGAAGTCAGGCGGCGAGAGTGGCTACATTGGAGGAGCGGGGAATGGGTGAGTCAGTCAACGTAGACGCGATTGTAAACGACATCATCAAGATCACCGTGGTGAGCTGAGAAAAGTTTCTCTAACGGCAAGAAGTAGCATAGGTGAAGCAATAGCTGGCATAAGCTGACAAGTTCCTACCACCGATCGTCTGAGTTAAGAATAGGCCACAACTTGAGTTGTGGCTTTTTCTTTTTGACCTCGGTACCACAGATTCATGGCACAACTCGTGGAGGACAGTCAGTCCCAGCTTCTCGTCAACCTGATCAACCAGTCAGACCGGCTGCCGCGCGCCGTCAGCGCCGCCAACCTGATCTGGTCGATCGACGCTGGTGCGGCGACGAACTCGGGCATGACGCTCGAGGACGGCCCCAACGGCCGGGTGTCGTACCGCTTCGCTGTCGGGGAGCTCGTGCCGGGCGTTCTCCGTGCCGACATCGAATCGACTGACCTCTCCGGGTTCGTCGTGCGTGCGCGTGATGTCGTGAGACTCGAAATCAGACGGAAGATCACATGACGACCGAACTCCTGGTGCTTTTCGGGATCACAACTTTCCTCACCGTCTTCCTCTCTGTGGTGTCCTGGATCGCCCTCTCGACGATCAGGGCAGCCCACAAGCAGGAGGTGGAGAGTCTCAGAGCAGACCAGAAGGCGCTTCACCTGATCCTGAAGGAGGCCAACAACCGGATTCAGGCAAAGAGCCTGACCGACTTCCTGACGCTCCAGGCGCACAACGGTGGCACCGAGGTCTACAGCAGCGAAGCCAACGGGGCCTTCCCCCAGGGCAACGTCCTGTCCCGGAGTGACGCGGTCGAGGCGGAGATCTCGGCGAACCGCATAGGTGGAGGCGTGCCGTAATGCCAGGTCTCCTCAGACAGCTCGCCGGTAAGAACCCGTTCGCGAAGAACAACGGGACCAACAGGAAGGAGATACGTAACCTCAAGAGTTTCTTCTCGACCGACTGGGAAGATGAGAGGGACATCGTCAACTTCGCCGGCGGCATGTGGGACACCCGGCGGCAGCGCCGGGCCTGGCTTGAACGGCAGTGGTACATCAACATCGCGTTCTATCTTGGCCACCAGTGGCTCGAGTGGGACGAGGCGCGTGGCCAGCTCTACCGGCCGAATGCGCCTTCGTGGCGAGTCCGACTTACCGCAAACCTCGTCCAGGGGATCGCTCGCAAGATCGTTTCAACGATTTTGCGTCAGAAGCCAATCTGGACCGTCATGCCGGCGACCGGTGATCAGAATGACACGATCGCGGCGCGGATCAGCGAGATGGTCCTCAAGTATTACTGGGGCGGCCCGCTCGCCTGCGATCCGAAATTCCACGACGCTCTGAACTGGATGGCCACTACTGGCCTGGGGTGCTGGCGACTGCACTGGGACCCGACGAAAGCCTCAGAGCTTGTCCTCGACGCCGATGAGGTGGAGGACAAAAACCTGAGGAAGCAACTGTCGAAGCTCTCGCGCTCCGACGGCAAGGCTCGTGTGAATCTCGGCGAGGCGGTCGTTGAGGTGAAGAGCCCTTTTCAGATTGATCCCGATCCATGGGCCAGAAGCTTCGAGGAAGTGCAGTGGCTCATGGAGACGACGATGCGTCCGATCCAGTGGGTCGTGGATCGCTACCCAGACACGGCGCGTGATCTCGTTCCCGAGGATGTCGATCAACTGAACTTCTTCGAGAAGCGGATCTCGGACCTCTCAGGCCCCAACTCCCCGACATTCGCGGGCGGACGAAACAGTGTCACCGCGAACACGGGGCAACAGGACATGGTGAATGTCCACGAAGTCTGGGGGCTGCCCTTCGGCAAGTTCGACCGTGGAGTTTACGCGGTCATTGCGGGCGACAAGGTTCACGACGTTCGCAAGAACCAGTTTCGCGCCAACGGCGAAGTGGCTCTACCGTACTCCTTCTTTCAGGAGATCAAGGTTCCGGGCCGCCTGTGGCCAACGTGTGCGCTCGAGCAGTCTATCAGCCTCCAGGCTGACTACAACCGAGGCCGCTCCCAGATCATTGAAAACCGGAACATGATGGGGCGGCCGAAGTGGCTCGTCCCGAAGGGTGCGAATCTTGGAGATTACGCCCTGACATCTGAGCCGGGGGAGATTGTTGAGCACACGTTCGGACATCCACCCGTTGCTTGGACGCCACCACCGCTCCCGCCCTACGTCATGCGGACGATGGAGCTGACGCGTACGGATATCCAGGACGTCACCCAGATTCATGACGTCACCCAGGGAAAGCAGCCGGGCTCTGTACGTTCTGGCCGGGCAATCAACTCACTTCAGGAGCAGGATCTCAGCATACAAGGCCCGACGATAAGTGGTGTGGAGTGGGAGCTGAAGCGCTTTGGCGGCATGCTTCTGGAACTGAGCTCTCGCAAGGTCAAGGAGCCGAGACTCCTGAAAATTACAGGCACGGCATCATTCTATGAGGTCATGCAATTCCAGGGTGCTGATCTACTCGGACCCAACAGAGACAAACCCGGAGTCAACTATTTCGACGTACGGGTATCTCTTGGAAGTCAACTGCCCCTTACCCCCGATGGTCGTCGTGCATTCATCGCAGAACTTACTCAAGTTGGAATCCTTAATCCTGAGACAGACAAGCGACGGATTCTCGAGCTTCTGGAGTTGGGCTCCGAGGAACCACTATACGATGACGCTCGACTTGATATGACGAATCAGCGTCAAGAGAACCGGATCATGCTGGAGGAAAGTATCCTCATGCAGGTCCAGACGTACGACGACGATCTCATCCATCTCGAGATCATGGACAACTTCCAGAAGACACCCGACTACGCACGTGCTCGTACTGACATCTCTGACGCGATTTTCGAGGACCATCGACAGGCGCACATCGAAGAACAACAGCGGAAGCAAGCGGGTGGAGCTCAGGAGTCTCCTGATCTGTCTGTTCTTGACGACCAGGGTGGTGGTGGGATTCCCCCGGAGGATGCGTTTGCACGCTCCGTCGTGCAGCAACGCATCGGTAACGAACTTCAGAGCACAGGTGCAGCATTAGCGGAGGGATGATGGGGAGGCGAAGAGGACAACAGCGCAAAAAGAAATTGGAAGAGCGCACAGGACCGTCGCAGCCGATCGGTAACACCGTGACGGGCGATCTCGGCCCTGAGCAGCTCGTTGCTATCCCAAGGTCACCAGAGACGAACTTGAAGCAGCAGGTAGATTTTGCTCGTCTCGTGGCGGCGAAAAGGCTCGCAGAAAGGTTCTGATATGCCCGAAACGATCACGCCCCGTGTTGCACCACCCCCCGATCCCCCGGTAGGCCCCGCGCCGGACCAGCCGCCCGGACAGTTCGGACCGCCGGCCGATCCCCCTGCTGGACCTGCACCCGCGCCCACTTCGCCGTCTGCACCGACGCCCGCGGAGCCCCCGGCCGCCCCCACGCCGCAGCCGGCTCCCACGCCGGCCGGTGAGCAGCCGAGTGTCCCTTACCCGGTTGAGCCGGTCACGCCGCAGCGTGTCCATGCCGCGTCGACGACCTGGAACGGTGAACGCGTCGACATGACGCAGGAGGAGCTCGACCGTCTGGCACACGTCGGCTTCAGCTACCTGTCGCAGCAACAGCAGCAGCAGATCCAGCCACAGCCGCAGCAGCCACAGCCGGCCCCCACGCCGGCTGGCCAGCCGCAGCCGATGGGGGAACAGCCTTCGCAGTTCGACGCTGGAGTCTTGCAGCGAGTCTCATTGCTCGAGCAGGGCCAGCAGGCGCAGAACACAAGCATCTACTCGCAGAGGCTCGAAAGCGAAACGGCCAAGCTGAACCAAGCGGTCGACACGGAGATGGGCAAGCACAGGGTATTCACCGACAACCCCGAGCTTCACGCAATGTCTCGGCAAAACATCATGGCGACCCTCAATCACAATCCGCGCCTGAGCGAGGCTCAAGCTGCAAAGCAGATAGCCAACGACATGGGTGCGGCGATCAACAGACAGAAGGAAAACTGGATTAGCGGCAAGGTGAGTGACGCCCGATCGGCTGAAGTGCCGGCAGGTGGGCAGCCGGCCGGGACGCCAGTCAGGCAGTCGCTCAATGGGGCGGACCTGATGAGGGGGCGAGTGGCTCAGCAAGCAATGGAACGGACTTCTGGACGGAATCTGATTACCTGAATCGGGACGCTCATGTTGGCTGTAGTGAGCGACAGTAGAAAGGATCTTAGAGGAGGCTCACTATGCCAGGTCTCGATCTTACGTCTTTCGATGACATACTCAAGATTGACTATCTCGGACCAATTCGAGATCAGCTCAACAACTCGAGTGTGACCATCGCGATGCTCGAGAAGCGTCTCGAGAATTTTCAGGGCAAGCAGCTTTATCTGCCCCTGCACACCGGTCGAAACTTCTCCATCGGATCGCGTGCCGAGGATGTGGATCTTCCCGGGACGACGTCTCAGGGAAGCCAGGTTTACGACAACGCGGTTTACAATGTTTCGTACCAGTACGGCCGGATACGCGTGACTGGTCCGACTATCCGGGCCAGCCGAAACGACAAGGGTGGATTCATCCGTGCCGTCGACTCCGAGATGCGTGGAGTCACGCGTGACCTCCGCCAGTCGGTCAACCGCCAGATTCTCCGTAACGGTGACGGCGAGCTGACCGAGTGCGGCGTAACGGCTGCCGCGACGACCGTCGTGGTCCAGTCGACCAAGTATCTCCAGGTCGGCATGATCATCGATATCGTGACGCGGTCGACAGGTGTCGCTATCGCGAACGGTGACTCGGTTGCTGTTGTTACGATCATCGACGCGACAAGCTTCACGGTGGCCTTGGCTGTCACCACGGCGGCGACAGAAAGCGTGTTCCTCGAGGACACGTTCGGAGATGATATGTGGGGTCTCCAGGCGATAATCAATACCGCCAACCCTCCGCTCTTCTCCGGCAACCAGGCCAACCCGTCATTCCTCGGTGGGATCGACCGTACAGCCAACGCTTTCTGGACCGGGAGCCTGACGACTCATTCCGGCACCTTCGCCGGCGCGGGAGGAAATGCGCTCGACCAGATGCAACTCACCATCGATACCGCGGACATCCGGACGGAATCGGAAGTGAACCTCTTGATCACGTCGCATGCGATCAAGCGGGACTACGCGAGTGTTCTGGAGTCGCTACGCCGGTATCCGCCTGGTGGGGAGATTACTCTCTCCAGTGGCTACAAGGCGCTGGAGTTCAATGGGATGCCGCTCGTCTCGGATAAGGATCTGGAGACGCTCTCGGACGGTACCACGTCAGCCCGCATCTACTTTGTGGACACCTCCACGATGTGGATTGCACACATGGGTGACTGGGATTGGATGCAGGAAGACGGGGCGATCCTCAACCGCGTCAACGGTCGTGACGCGTACGAAGCGATTTTGTTCCGTTACTTCAACCTTGTGACCGATCAGCCGAACGCGAATGCGGCGCTCATCGCCATCAGCTAAGCGACCTTTTCGGGAGGCAGGTGCGCGGCCATTTCCCCGGTCGCGCACCACTTTTCCATGTTCAAGAGAGACGAAAAACAACGCCAGAAGGATGCGCGGCCCAGGACAATCGCAAGGCGTGGGGAGTTACTTACAGCCACTCCGCCCGTCGTCGTGAGCCGTGCATTCCTCCTGCGTTTACGCAAGTTCGATCCGAATCTCGAGCTTCACTGGAATCCCGTCATGGGGCGGTTCTTGCTGTACACCAGAAAGTTCGGGAGCGGTGGCCCTGACGACCTCATGGTGTTGGAGCTCCCCCTTGGCGAGGGACAGCCGCCGGGTGACTGGCTCATCGAATGGCTCCAGTTCAACGACAAGTATGCAGGCGGGGCAGTGAATCCAATGAAGGCTCGCAGGAAGTACCTACAGGGGCTTGAGGATCACGAGACTCAACGACTCGATTACTGGGACAAAATCCGTATGGAGATGAGTGAGGACGTAGCCAAGCACCTCTCTTGGTGCATAAATGGTAGGCAGTCTTTCACAGTGGACTGGGGAAAGCGAAGAGGAGTCGGCTAATGCTTGCGCTGCTTAGTTGCGTAGTAACGGCGACCCTTATTGGTCATGTCGGCCAGGTTCTCATACTGAGTCCCGACGAAAAGATGATCGGGATTCACACAGAGCGGCGTGTCGCAGTTGTGAAGGACGTGGAGCTTTTTCGGGATCGGACCGATGAACAACTCGTATGCGATCCTGTGAGCTCTCTTGTACTTGCCACCGATGTTGAGGTGGCCGTACTTCCCCTTGGTACACGGTGCTCCAGTCCAGATCCAACAACCAGAGCGTGCATAGCGAATCTTGTTGAGGAACCGGAGTCTGATTTTTCTCATGGCGGTCATGGTCGTCACTATACTACTGGGGGGGTGCAGAGGCACCACTTTTCATGACCACCATACTTGACCGGGTATCCGACCTGGCGCTCGCGCCGCTGACCAACACTCCGCTGACTTCGACTGACGTCACCTTCGAGATTGCGGATCTTCCGGCGGACATCTCTACGTTCTCTGACCCGTTGGCGATCGGCTATTATGCCTGGGTCTGGGATCGAACGAACTACCCGAATGTCGGTGACGCGCAGCGTGCGGGATTCGCCGAGCGGGTGCGTGTGACCGCGAGGAACGTCGGACCACAGACACTCACCGTGACTCGCGGTGCGTCCCCCATCGATCTCAACGTGGTGGGTGTCACCTACTGGCTCGTCGCCAGCATGAATGCCGAGCTCATCGAACAGATCGATGACCGCATCTTCGACCTTGTCGGCGGCGACCTCGTTACCGACAAGCGTGTAGACGCGCCGAGTGGCGAGCTCGACTTCCTCGACCTGATTGCCACTACTCCCGGCGTGGCACCGCTGAACTTCTTCGAGGATACAGCGAACGGCGTTAACGCGATCAGCATCCAGGCTCCCGCCTTGCTCGCTGGAAGCTTCACAATAGAGCTCCTCAACGCACTGCCGGGCGGGCTCGAACTGCTCACGATCGACGCTGCTGGTGTAATCAGCACTCAGCCGGCGAGCCTGGTGGGCACACTCGACGACGCCTACGATTCAGGTGGCCCGGGCGCCGGGCGGATTATGATCACGGACACGGGTCCGGCGGAGGCCCAGGGCGACGGCTTCCAGACTACCGGTCTTCCTGCGGTCTACCTGTACGAGACTACCGACGCCACGTACAACTTCCGGTCTGCGGCAAGCGCTGATTCGTGGCTTCTCCAGCGAGGTGATCAGGATGCGGATGTGTCTGATGACACGTTTGAGACTGGACTCGAGTTTGAAGCAGTCAATAAGCGTTTCGGGATCAACACTGCCGGTCCGCAGGATCTCATCCATGCGCTCCAGGATACCGCTGGATCAGCACGACTTAGGCTTCAGGTCTCGACCGCGGCGGACGATATCAGCATCCTCTTGCAGAACACGGGCGGTACGGTCTGGGAGGCTGGGTACGACGACTCGGTAGCAGGATACGTTATCGGGCGTCTGTCGTTCACCAATCCCGTACTATTCCTCATGGACGGAGACGGGCGTGTCGGGATCAGGACGGTCAATCCCAGTGCTCAGCTCGAAATATTCTCCGATACAGGCGGCCTGATCAACACGCTCATCAACCAGGATGCCAACGGGCGCGGCCTGGTGATTGACTCCGAGGCAACCAACAACGTCTTGCTGGACTTCCAGGCTCTGTTGACCGGGAACAGTCGTGGGGATTTAAGCCTCACCGAAAGGACGACAGATCCAGCTACGACCACCGAAGGTGACATCTGGTACAACAATACCGACAAGTCGATCAAAGCGAGGATGAGCGAAGAGATCGTCGTCGCCACACAGGTTGGAATTCACTACAACGGCCTGACGAATATAATCATCACAATCGCTGGAGAGGTATCGATTATAAGGGGGCGAGTTTTTGTTGCAGCGAATGCGGCAACAGCCCCTGTTGATGATTTAGATTCAATTCTTGCAGGATTCTCAGGTGCTGGAGATTTCCAGGACGGCGACACGATCATCGTTCGTCGGGCGACTACCGGAGAGACGATTACAGTTCGCGATGCTGTCGGGAACATCGATCTAAACGGGAGCAACGTGACGCTCAGCAACATCTACGATAACCTTGTTCTCCAGTGGGATGCCGTCACTAGTACCTGGTTCGAAATCTCAAGAGCGGAGGCATTTTGATGTTCGGCGGCGAATCTTTCGGATCTCAAGCATTTGGTGCGACCGGCGACGACGTAGCCCCGGGCAAGCTACCCCAGGGTGGTGTGTCTATAGACGATCTGTGTACTGACCCGCCGATCGTGGGCGTGACACTTGACGAGGCGTGTGGCTGCTAATATTGGAACTTTTTAGCACTTTTTAGCACATGAATTTCGCAGAGCTCAGAACCGCCTTCTATGACTTCGTTGACGACGAGGTGAAGGATCTCTACAAGACCGACAAGGCTGCGCGGCTTATCAACAATGCTCTGAAGATGATGGGCCGGAAGCTCGAGGTGATTGATGAGAAGGTCTTCATCAAGTGCGTCACCTACGCTGTCGTGAAGAGCCAGACCGATCTCGTTTTCACGCTGCCGACTGACTTCAAGCGGGTGCGTACGGCAGAGCGTCTCTTCATCAACAACAACGAAGATCCGCTCTCGGTTAACTGGATCGACTTTCCGAAGCGCAATGACAGTGACCGTTTTCCGCGCAGGGCTCGAAGGAACCTGACCAACACCCGCCCACTCTGCTACCTCCTTGGCAACAAGCTCGGTGTGGTCACGCCAGGGGATGCCTACACGCTCAGGCTGTGGTACTCGCATGCGATCCCGAAGCTCCTGGACGAGGGGGACATCCCGGAAGGTATCCCGGAGGACCACCACGAGACGATCGCACTCCAGGCGGCCAAGCTCGCCTACGAGATTGAGAGCCGTCAGTTTCCTTTCCAGCAGGAGTACGACGAAGGTGTGCGTGATCTGATGACCACGGTGCAGCCGCGCCAGGCTCAGAAAGCCCGCTATGTTCGTATGACAGAAGATGGCTACTGATGTCGACATCGAGGTGCGCGGTCCCTTCATTGGAGTCAACCAAACGAAGGACAGCTCGGAGATCGGGCTCCAGGAGGCGTTCGACGCACTCAACGTCAACCTGGACAACCAGGTTCTGGACGCTCGTCTCGGCTATGACGTGGGGGCGGTGGCTCCGAATGGTCAGCCGATCGAGGGAACGCACGACTACCGCCAGAACGACGGCACCCGTATCTTTCTCGTCAAGGCCGGCGACCAGCTCTTTCGACTCGACGGAGCGGTTTACACTGCCATCGGTGGAGCGGTGCTCACTGCTGGAAACATTGCTCAGTTTCTTAGTCTTAACAACCGGGTTTACTTAACACATGGCGGCATCCCGAAAGTTACTGACGGAACTGACCTGTTCGATTGGGAAATCGCAAAGCCGGTTTTTTCTCCCGATCTTGCTCCTTCGGGAGTCGTCGGAGATGGAAAGCTCAACGGAACCTACGACTACAAGGTCGTGTTCTTCTCCTCTACCTTTGGGCAGGAATCTCCCTCCTCACCGTCGACGAATCAAACTGACACGACCGCGGGACTCGAGAAGACCACGCTTGTCACGGTCGACAACCAGGACGTAGAGCTGTCGAACTTCTCGACGACACTCGATGCGCGAGTTGACAAGTATCGAATCTATCGCCGAAAGACTTCGGCCTTTGAGTCCGAGTGGTTCTTCGTCGACGAAGTCGACTCGACCACGGCGACCTATATCGACCGGTCGCCTGACAACAACATCGACAACACTGACATCGCGCCGCTGACTTTCGATTCGAGCTTCCCGCAGGCTCGCTTTGTCTCCTTCAACGCAGGTACGATCTTTGCGTCTGGCATCGATGACGAGCCGAACAATGTCTATTTTACCCAGGTCAACAAGACCAGCTTGGGTCAGTTCTTTACGGTTGACGATCGAATCACTGGCCTACTTGCTTTCCAGGGTGAGCTTGTCGTTTTCACGCAGAGCTCTATCTGGCTCGTTTCGGGGAATTCCCTCACCACCCTCTTCCCCCGACGGACGATTGTCGGACGTGGCTGTCTCGCACCATTCAGCATTGTGCCGGTCGACAACCTCATCTACTTCTTGAGCGAGAACGGGATCTACTCCTACGATCTATCACGGATCACCGAGATTTCGAGACCCGCCAAGCCATTCTGGCTCAGGCGGAACTTCGATCAGGACTTCAACATCATCGGGGTTCATGACTGGCAAAGCTCTGCGGTGTGGTGGCTCTACGCAGACGGCACGGCTGTCGAGAACGACGCAATGCTGGTTCACTACTACCGCAACACAGCGCTTGTCGGCCAGGCGTCGTGGGTTCCCTGGGACATCCCGAATGCTCAGTATTGCGGGCTCATCACCAACCCGGTGACGAACCTACGAGAGATCAAGATAGGCTTCAATGACGGTCGTGTGTCGACGTATGGGGACGGAACCAATGACAACGGTGTGCCAATTGAATGGTTCTGGGAGACCGGGAAGCAGGATCTACAAGCGCCTACTGTGGTGAAGCGCTGGACACAGCTTGAGTCAGAAAGTATTCCTCAGACAGCCAATGATGACTTCATGAACGTGGCGCTCTCACTCGACAATACGGACATCTTCGAGTTCGTAGGTGACTCGCAGAATGTCGTCGAAGCGATCTGGCGTGCTCGACTCGCACGGCGTTCAGCCCAACTACGTCTACGTTTTTCAGCTCTCCTTAATGGAGGTTTTCGTCTGGTCTACTGGAGGCTCCTTGCGAATGCCTCGGCGAGGTCCAGTCGATGAGCATACCCAACCAGACAATCGGAAAGCTCTCCCACTACAATGATCCGGACCTGGATAAGGAGTTCGCTCAGATTTACGACTTCATCCAGCATGCCAAGTATCCGGATGACTCGATAGATGGAAGATCACTCAAGTTCGGGAGTGTCCCGGACACGCGGCTCATTCCTCCTATCTCCGCTGCGGTATCTCCTGGAACACCTGCAACACCTCATCGAACAGATGCAGAGATCAATGCCTTAGCTGATGCGCGTATCAATTCTTTGGTGCCTTTCCGATTTGAAAGCTACGCTAGCTGTCGAGATGAAAAGCCCAATGGAACTCCCGGAGGAACATTCACCTCAGCTATCTGGCAAACTCGGGATATCAACACGATTGTTGAGGACGACGACAGCATCATATCGATTGCTGCGAACCAAATTACGATCGTTCCTGGAACTTTCTACACTCGTATCAAGTGTCCATCCCTCAGGGTTCAGTCAAACGTCGCTCGTTTTGTCGACATCCTTGATCTCAACACGCCGATACTCGACGGCACGAACGAGTTCTCTTCGCCGGCTAGTTTCGGGTCGAACTCCTCAAGCGTAATCAGGGGGTTTTTCACCATTGCCGTATCGACTACTTTTGAGATCCATCACCAGTGTTATCTCACTCGAGCAACTCATGGGTTTGGCGGCAGTGTCCTGACTTTTGACGCGCCCATTCCTCCAGAGGTTTACACCACTGCCGAATTCTGGAAGGTTGGTGAGTGATGGCTCTACCTAGAAGAGCAGACGTGCGAGAAATCCTCTCACGTATTCGACCTGGCTCGACTTTCGGGTGGAAAGGCGGGCAGCCATTCGATACTGATCTTGTCCGCTGGCGAGATAGCGCGAACCTGGAACCGACAGAGGCGGAATACCTGAATGAGCTGGCAGTTATCGATGCTGAGAAAGCCGTCAAGATCGCGACTCGTCAAGCGCAAAGAGGAAGGTCTAATTCTCTGGTCGGGAAGGCTCCCGACAGATTCAATCAGAACGAATTGAAGAATGCAGTTGAAGAGTTACTTGCCCAGGCTGGAGCGCTCGACGAAAATGGTGATGTTCTACCAATTCCTGAATGGGGCGGAGGCATCAAGGACAGGATTAACTTTCCTCCATGAGCCAGAGAATCGAGAAGACAAAAAGTAAGCCCTGGATAAAAATGTGAGTAAAAAGACGAAAGATACTGCCCAGGACGGCGATGAGATTCAGGAGAGCCTGAAGGTACCGGCAGCTCTGGCAAATGTTATCTTCGAGTACATGAAGAAGCGACCCTGGGATGAGGCACAACCGATCATCGGTGGTCTGTTGCGCTGTGAGAAGCTGAAGGAGTAAAGACCCATGGGTGATGGATTCGGCGGTGGATTCAGCAGAGGCCCCAGTAGCTTCACGCCGAAGCCCCCGGCTCGCCCACCGACGGGTGGCGGCCTTCAGTTCGATCCTGGCGGTGGCCCGCAGACTGCATCTCAATTCGCGGGTCCAGGAGGAGGTCTGTTTGGGCCTGCTCCGATAGGAGCCGGCTTTGGTGGCAATATCAACCAAGGCTTTGGAGGTGTCGGATCGTTTGAGGCTTCAGGTTTGTTTCCGCCAGGTGCCTTTGGAGGACAGGTCGGACAGCAGGGTTTTCTCCAGTCACAGGGTCAACCACAGGGTCAACCAGCGTCACCTCTACCTGGTCCACAGCAGCCACGCGGTGTTGTCGGACAAGGGGGATTTTCAGCATCGCCCAGGTTGCTTAGCAGCGCGGAGATCGCAGCAATCAACCAGCAGCTTGGGACCACTGGAACACCGAATGCTTTCAAGACGAATCCATTCAGAGCGAATCAGCAGCTTGGGCCGTTTGGCTTCATTGCCGACCCCACCACTTTCAGCCGGAGCCAGATCCCGTTCATCGAGACACGGCTCAATTTTGAGAACCTCCTTCAGGCGCAGGGTGACCGTCAGTCGGCGCTCGACCTCCTGACTCGACAGCGCGACGTGATTGGCCAGACACCCGAGCAGCAGCTTGCACTCGACGTGGCAACCCGGCGTCTTGAGAACCCGAATCCGTTCAGCCAAGAGGAGTTGGACCTTCAATCCGGCAACATCCGTGACCGGGCTGGCCGTGGACTCGAGGCGTCACAGCGTCAGTTTGCCGAGGATCTTGCCCGCCAGGGCGTCGCCGGCAGTGCCTCCTCGTTTCAACAAGCACAGCTTCAGCAGGGTGCGGATCGCCAGGCGTCGGACGAGCTTTCGAGACTCGCTATCGAGAACGCGCTGGGGCGTGACGTGAACGAAGCCACTGCGGTCGACCGTCTCCAGGGGATCACCGGTGAGAATGAGCTGCGGCAGATCGCGCTCAACCAGGCACTCACCGAGCTGCTCACCGCAACTCGTGGGGAGTTCGACCTGTCGGCACTTGCCGGCAAGGAACGTAAGGCAGAGCGTGGCTTACTATCCAAGATTGGATTCTTCTAAGGAGCAGGTTAATGCCTCCAGAAATTGAAGCTTTCTTCAATGCCTTCGGCCGGATGCCACGTCCTGGCTTCCAAGGTGAGATGGAGCTGAATGCATTCAGAGTGTCACCACAGGGACGCCAGGCGTTGGCTCAGATCGGCGGTGGTCCTCCAGGTCCCATCTTCGGCGATCAGGGATTTGATCAGGGGCCAGGTCTAGGGGGAGATTTTACGATCCCGCTGAACTCACAACGAACATTTCAGCCGGGACTCCAGCCAGGATTTCCCGATGCCGCAAGGCGGCGTGGGGGTGGCGGTCCGCTACCTGACGGACCTGGTCCGCTCTTCTCGCCAGAGGCCGGCACACCGGGCGGGGCTCCACTCGCTGCGGCGGGAGTGGGAGGAGGTCCGGCAGATCCAACGCTTGCTTCATCCATTACCGGGATACTTGGACAACTGGACGGCTTTCAGAGAAGCACGCCGGATACCGAGGTGGCCCGTGCCCGACTCGGGGGGGGTGCCGGCGGCTTCTCATTTCCACGTGGCGGGACTGGCGCACCTGGTCAGGCGTCCGCAGCTCCGGCGCTCCAGGGTGGCCCGCAATTCGGGGGACTCCCCGGCGTCGGGCCAACTGGTGGGGGTGAGGCTCTCAATCAGCTCGGACTACAGCAACAGGCCGATGTGATGCAGCAGCGACAGCTTGCGGCCGACACACTCGGTTCACTCCTTGGCGGCATAGGCGGTATTGCAGGTGGCTTGGGTGGTGGCGGCGGCGGGGGAGCTGGTGCCCCTGCTGCCGCTACAGCATCTGCGCCAGCGGCAGGTAGTTTTCAGAACAGACTTAATCGAGCCTCGCAGCTTCGCGCAAGCGGGCTCGGGAGGGTATAAATGGCGAGCCCTATATTCCCCGGAGTCGGGACACAATCACGTGTTGCAGATGTTCAGGTCGCACAGAGCCGACTCTCTTTGCAGCAGGAGCAGCAGAATCGTCAGTCCGGTCTGGCGCTCTTGGGTCTACTCTCGAAGACCGGGATTGATATAGGCAGTCTCATTCAGCAGTCCCGCGAGGCGGGTGCCCAGAGAGAGTTCGCCACCGCGGAGCGTGAGGCTGGCCAGGGGTTCCGTGCAGGTGAAGCGGCCCTCGATCGAACGGCTCGTACCGAGGAGATCGGAGCGGGACGACTCTTCACTACACTGGAGCGAGAAGCTGGCCAAGGCTTTACCACTGGACGTGACGAGGAACTCGCGAAGCAGGCGGCGAAGATGGCTACCAAGCGATTTCGACGTGACAAGCTACTCGCCCAGGAGGCACGTCAGATTCTCCCACAGGAGAACTTCGATCGAGCTGTCACCGAGACGGTGCAGGCCGTCACCGAAGGACTGATCGCGAAGGGAGAGGCCGGGCAGCCACTCGACTCGGAAGCTGCTCAGGCCACCATCGACGAGGCGGTCAGCACACTGTCTCGAAACTTCCCCGAAGAAGCTCAAAATTCACCGATAGCTCGCCGGCACCTCGAGCGGGAGGCCAGACGTGGAGAGATTGAATCGCGTCGAGCTGCTCGTGATCCCTTTGGCTTCCAGGCCGAGCGCGATGTAGAGCTCGAACGTGCACGGCCATCCCTTCAGGCAGACCAACGAGCCGCAGAACGTCGTACGCGTGTAAACGAGGTCAACCGAAGGTTTCAGCAAGGTGACCTGAGCAGATTCGCGGCGGAGCGTTTGCTCGAGCAGCTCGGACGTCCGACCGAGCTAGACATTCAGGCAGTTCAGCCTCGACCCAGGCTGTCACGACAACCCAACATCTTCCCGTAAGTCATGGCTAACGGAATCCTCGCACGGAGCCGCGCCAGGCGCGCAGGTCAGGATCTCTCGCTCGCCCAGATCGAGGCGATTGCCGAGCAAGAGGGGCCAGGTATCCTCCAGGCTCTCGGGGATATTTTGTCCTTTCCCGGGGACGTGGTGCGGGGTGGTGCCAAAACCCTCCTCAGTGGCGAGCCGTTCCAGCGGACCACGGCACGTGAGCTCCTCAACACCTTGGGAATCGAGCCCGAGGCGGAGTTCAGCCTCACCGAGCCGTCGCTCGGCGGGCTTGCCGCCGGCACAGGGGTCCTCGCCACCGACATCCTCACCGATCCGCTCAGCTTGCTCGCTGGGATCGGCCAGCTCGGGAAGGGGGCCAAGGCCCTCCGGGGGGCACAGTCGGCTGTCAGGACTGCCCGCGCCGTCAGGAGGGCAGGCCGTGAGGCCATTGAAGATGTCCCAGGGGCCATCCCGAAGGCGCTTCGAGACATGGCTGAGAGACTCGGGGCGCAGCGTCGGCTCAGTCCCAAGGAGATCGAGGATCTCGGGGGACTTGCCCGTCGGACAGATGTCGGGCCAATCCGCCGTGCCCCTGAAGGTGCCCTGGGAGCTGCCAGCGCACTCAGACGGCAAGAGATTAACAGAGCGCGGGATCTCTTCCGTCAGGCAGAAGAGGCCGGCACCGCCCGGCCAGGGGGGATCAGGGGACTCACTGCTGAAACGGCAGTAGCGGCGGGACGCCGGCCCGGACTCCAGAACGTCCTCGGTGTCCGCGAAGGCTTCCAGGCTCCGGTGGGGGCTCCAGGTGCCCGCGATCTCCTCCAGGTCGGGCTACCCGGTGGCCTGAGGACCCGGGTGCCGCTCCCTCGAGCGCTCGAGCGAGCCGTGGGTGGTACCGCGGCGATCGTCGGCGCTCCGATCGGACGCACCTTTCAGAGGGTGTTCGGCCGCACCGGGCTCGTGGCGGACGAGATTCGCCAGGCCGAGGCGTTCTTCGCCCGCAAGACCGAGTCCATCAAGGGTCTCCAGCAGCGGGCCATCGAGGGCACCCAGGAGGAGCTTATCGCTCAGAGGATCATCGACCGCGGCGGTGGCCCTGAGGATCTGTTCGCCGAGGTTCGGAAGGAATTCAACACGGACATCCGCGAGGCACGTGAGGGCAACTCGACGCTCAGGAGTCCGATCGAGCAGGAGTTCGCCGACGCGCTCAACAAGATGGTGGATGCCCGGACCTTTGCCCAACAGCGCCGGGGCGCTCGTGGCGACGAGCTCCTCGAGGAGTACGCTGAGCGTATCCTCACGCCAGCCGGGCGGCAGCTCTTGCGTGATCGGAACCTACTCGACCCGTACCGCGAGTTCATTCGTGGTCGTTTCAACGAGAGCGTGGCGATCCAGGAAGGCTCACAGATCAAGCGGGCTGACTACCTGCCGGAGCTGACCACGGATGCCAATGCTTGGTTCCAGGAGAAGGGTCTACTTGACGAGGACGTGGACTTCTTCAGTCTCGATGCGGCTAACACGGTCTCTCAGACGATTCGTGACCGCAGCTTGAGCACCCTACACGCCAACCTAGCTGAGAGCTTTGTTGACGACGTGGCCAACATCACCGGGCGCGCTGGCGACGTCGGCCTACCCCGGTTTCTCCAGCGTATGGGCATGAGTCGGTTCAAGAATGCGACCTGGAAGAAAGGCGCGAAGGAAGAACAGATCCGGGTAGCTCTCAACAACGCGGGTGTTGATTCAGAGATTACTCTACCCTTCGAAGGGGCCAAGGAGTTCGAAGAGGTCATCGGTCGAGGCTTCTCGCGTCTCCAGCCAGGACCACTGAACAAGTTTCTGCGGGACATCTACGACCCGATCAGCTCGCTCTTCCGCGTCGCTGTGACTGCACCCTTCCCGGCGTTCCACATTCGGAACATGATGTCGAACACCATCCTCAACTTCCTCGGTGGTGTCCGGGACCCGAAGTCTTACCGGGAGGCGGGGCGTATCCTCGTTGAAACGAACGAAGCGCTCGCCAAGCGGGCGGGTGTCGCATTCAACCGGGAGCTGGCCGACGAGCTCACCGAGCTCGGCGTCCTCCAGGGTGGGCAGCTTCAGCGAATCCTACGCGAGGCGCAGGAGCGCGGCGTCGACATGCCCGAAGGGCCGTTCGCTACCGTGCTCGAGTTCGCCCGGAACAACCCGGTATCGAAGGCGGGATTCTCCTTAGGTCAGTACATCGAGGACTACTCACGGCTCGCGCACTTCGTTTCGAAAAGAGCGAAGGGTGCCAGTGACCTGGAGGCGGTCAATAGCGTCAACAAGTTCCTCTTTGACTACTCGAATAAGGCACTGAATGGGCTCGAGCGCGGCTTCCTCAATCGCATCACGTTCTTCTATCGGTGGAACCGGTTTGCCCTCCCGCTTGTTCTGCGGACCTTGTTCGAGAATCCGAACCGCGCGGCGGTGGTGATCAAGGCCACCACTCAGCCCGGGATTGAACGTCCTGCTGGGGTGCCGGAGTTCATTCGGGAGTCGGCTGGTGTCCCGGTGGGCGTCGACCCGGAGACCGGGGAGACCAGCTTTGTCGCTAGATTCGGCTCGCCGTTCGAGTCGCTCGAGTTCTTCGATCCGACCGGCGCGAAGGAGCCGGGGATCTCTGGCGTGCTCCAGAAGACCGGGCGTGAGTTCGCCCAGCAGCTCGTCCCGCCACTCCGCCTGGTGTTCGAGACAATCGCGGGTGAGGAGTTCTTCCTCGGGCGGAAGATCAGTGAGCTCGACAAGGTGCCGGCGCTCCAGGCCCTGATCGGCGAGGCGACTGGGATCGAGGCGATCGGCGAAGAGGTCCCCCGTTCACTCCGCGCCGGTGGCGGTACTCGGTTCCGCGGCAACCCGAATCTTCGCTTTCTCCTACGGAATCTACCAACCTCCAGGGTCACTCAGACCATTTCCCGTCTGCTTGAGCTTCCTGCCACCGCGCTCGGCGAGGCGACCGGACTCCTCGAGCCCGGCGTGGCCCGGACTGGCCAGCGCTCGATCCCCCAGGAGCTGCTGCGGACGCTCGCCGGTGTGACGATCTCCGAGGTCGACACGGCGGCAGAGGCCCGGCGACGGGCTCAGCGAGTCACCGCGCGGCTCCTCGACCAGCTCCGGCTCCAGGGGGAGGTCGGACGGCTGCCCGTGTTCACAGCCACCTTGAAGGGGAAGAAGAGTCCTCGGGCACAGGAGCTCCTCAATCAGATCCGGGCGATCAACCGCGCCAACCCTAACCCGCGCAGGTCGCTACCGGTGGGTCAGAGGTAAGGCACGGGAGAGGGCAGGGTTCGCACCTGCATCTTCCGAGGTTGATGTACACTCACGCTCGGCTGTTCTGGTTAAACTACCTCGCCCATAAAACGGCCGCCCCACAAGTGGCCGGTAACTCGCGGGTGGGCCTTGACTGGAGTTTCTTCTCCTTAGTAACCGGCTTTCCAGAGAAGCCTTTCCAGTCCTTTCCAAAAGTCGGGAGTCCAGTAGCGCAGCAGTCACATCCCGCCCTGGACATTGCTGCACCTTTACCGACGGTTATGACTGGAACTTCCCTGGCGGGTTGAGGCGTGGACCCGCGGACCAGATCTAAGCGCCCCCGGTACCGAGTCGTCTCGAATCTCTCGGCCCGCTACATGATTGACGGACATTGGCCCAGATTCCTCCTCCAGGTCTACCGGCAGAGCCGCGTCTGCACACGGCGGCAGGGTCCTGATCTTGGTGGGCGAGGCTCCGACTGTTCATGAGCATGCACTTACACTACACCGGAGACATATTCTCTACGGGGTGACGGGCGGTACCGTCTGCGCGACCTTCGCGGTCTGTTGGCCTGCCGCGAGTGCAGAGGTCAGTGCCGCGATCTGAGAAGCCACGTCGTTCCCGCTCGTGACCTTCAAGAGAGCGGCTGCCTCGCTCACGTCCAGCTCGGTCATCTTCTTCGCGAGCGACCCGATGGCAAGCTCGCGAATCTGATTCATTGCTGCCTGATGGGCGACGGCATTTTCGAACGCGAGCCCCATGGAGTGGCTCGCAGCTTCACCAACTGTCTTCAGGTTGGTGTTGTTGATCGTGTCGAGTGTTGCCTCTGTAGACATGCCTTATTCCTTCTCGTGAGACTGGATAAAGTCCGTCCTCGTTTGACGCGCCTCCTCTGGCGAATCATACATTCCAATGTGACGTTCGTTTCCGTTAACCATTGCTTTAACACAAAAGCGACCACGCCATCTCCGAACACCGACACCATAAACAGACTGTCGTTTAAAGTTTTCGCAATTTTGACGGTTGGTCACAAGACGCAAATTTCGATGACGATTGTCGAGCGTGTCATGGTTTTTGTGATCCACCATCTTGCCATCGCCGGGAACCAAACCCAGAACAATTCGATGCATCAGTTTAGTTGTCCTCTTGCCGTTGGTTCTGACATTCCCATAGGCATAGAATGACTTTGTCCGAGGACACCAAGTAGCAGTCCAATTAGAGGATGAGAGTCTTTTGTAATCGCACCAATCAACTCGAGTTCTTTTTTTCTGTGTTAGAGCAATTGTTGGCATTGGTGCTCCGAAAAGGGTTAACCTGATAGGTTAATCAATCGCTTACTCTCACTCTACCGCTCGCAAGCTCTCGCCTGAGTTTCTCCTTCTGAGTCTTTGTCAGTGGACTGTTGTCGGAGAGAAGCAGACCTACCTGCTTCTTACTCTTTGTCTTCTGTAGCTTCTGTTTTGCCATATCCTGCTGTGACTCCTGTGATGACAGCGTCCTTTACCTCTCTGGCTTCTCGTCTCGCTTCTGAGCTGGAAAGGTTCTCGGGTTCGGGGTCTGCCTCGAGTGACCCGGTGTTCGCCATATTGTAGGCTGCATGGCACAGCTTCATCAGCCGTGCTGACGTGTCTACACGCTTCCCCTCGGTGGCGCAGACTCGGGCGAAGAATCCCCGGAACCAGATCATCTCTGGGGTCACGTCGATCTTATCTTCGAACTGTTTCACACGCATTGGCTCGACTCTCCTTGTGATCTTGAGGTCAAAGGCCATGCCTACGCAGGCCATGGCCATGAAGAAAATGGTCCAGGTTTTTACCTTGTCGCTCATGCTGCTCTCCGGCGAACACCTTCGTCAGTCTGCTGTAGCTGTAGCGGCAATGGTCATCCTTTCCGCCTTCCTTCTCCTCTTCCTGATCCTCTTCCGCTCGTCCTCGAGCTCACGGAAATGCTCTATCTCTGTGTTGATGATGGAGAGCCTGGCATTGAGCGTGACGTTTTCGCTGAAGAGTGCCTCAAGTTTGGCGTCAGGTGTTAGCGCTCTGAAGTCCTGGATGTTCATGCAGCCATTTTCTAATTTCAGCCACGCTATAGACGATCTTCCGGGGGGTCAACCGGATAAATGGTAGGGGAATTTTCACGCCCTTCCCCTTGCGGTACCTGATGACGGTCCACACGCTGCACTTGAGGTACCTGGCGACCTGTCTTGTGTCCATATACTCCGGGGGCATGGACTCTGAAATACTCCGCGTTCTCAGTCATGTTGACGAGCTGATTGACGACCGCATCCACCGCCTCGTTCGCTGTTTCCCCAAATCCGTAGAATCCTACAGAGTGCGCCTCCCACTCGTCACCGTGCTCCTCTGGACCGAAGAGCTGGACCTCAAAGTTCAGCCGTTCCTCGCTCATACGATTCAACTATTGATCAGGAACCCCGTCGGATGCAAGATGGATTTTGGCTGTGCATCTCGGAGCGGAGTCGATGGAAGACCTTTTCAAGCTCGTCCCTCCGGCGGCCCTGGGCGTGATCCTGACCGTCTGGATTATGAACAAGAATCACAACAAGCTGACGAAGGAGCTAAACGATAGATCGACAAAATGTCACGAGGAATGCACTATGGCAGTGAGGGAGAACCGCGCCGCAGTGAATGAAAACAGCAAGGTTTTGACCCGACTGTCGACACTTCTGGAAACCAGGATCAGGCAGACCAACGGAGAGTGATATGACTCTACTCATTCCTCTTGTTTTTACAGCTATCTTGCAGGCAACACCTATCGAGATCGGCCCTGACTCAACCAAGAAGTGGAGCCTCGATTTCACCGGACTCAAGGCTGACGGCTCAACGGGGGCGGTAGTGGCTGAGCTAGAGTTCAAGTTCACGCCAACTGCCACCGGCGCAGCACCGACACATGTCCGCATGCCGCTGGTGCCTACGATCGGCTCGAATCTTGTGCTCATGAAGGATGCCCTGAAGGCGGTACCTGAGGGCGTCTACGACGTCAGAGCACGGTGGTTCGATCAGGCCAGCCAGCCTTCAACCTTCTCTGACCCACCGGTAAGGGTGAAGAACACCGTAAACCCTCCGGGTCCGCCGCTGAATGTCGGCGTCGTCGGCGGATAATCAGGGTCTGGCTTCAGCGCTACTACCCGCTATGGGTCCGGGCGTTCGACAACTACTGGGCGCGGAATCCGTGCAGATAAAATGTCGATTCTTTACTGGCAGTACGACTGCGGATACCGCAACTGGACACTCTACTTCAAGGGGGTCCCAGAGCTGAAAGAGACCCAGAAGGGTCTGTTGATGTGGAATGCCGGGTGGCGTAAGTGGCGGCGCGTCAAGAAGCGGCCGCCGAAACGATAAAAAGCCCGGAACAGAGCGAGTCGGCTTTCACCTCCCGATTGTTCCGGGCTTTCTGCGGGAAACACCGTCCTGGTGGGGACGATTTACTTCATCTTCTTCGTAGTGTTCCGTGAGGATGCGCCGGGGAAGTCCCGCGCCGTGTCACGGCCCGGACGCTTGGCTGAGCTGTTGCCACTTGCCCCACCGAGGTCCGGCCTGAACATCTTATCTTTGTCGCCGAAGTTCGCAGGAACACTTTTGGCCTGCTTCATTGCGCTGTCGCCTGCCATGACTATACCTTTCCTTTCAAGAGCTTAGAGAGTACCGGGATCTTACCCTGACCTTCCCCCTTCTTCTTCGATGCCTTTGCCTTTTTGTCCCCACTTTTATGCCCGGTCTTCTGTGGATGTTTGGGCATTGAATCCTTCCTTTCTGAGCATTGTTGATCGCTTGTACTCTTTGATCTCCGTGTGTAAACGCTTTTCCTCCTCCGTCGCTGGTCGATACTGACATGGGTCGTGCTTCGAGTGCATGCCAGTGCAGACATCGGTGCCATCTACTCGATCCTGCCAGCTCCACCCCCAGGCTTTGCCGAAGACGTCCGCGCTCATTTCTGTGCTCGCTTCACGCTCAACGCAGCTCGAGCCTTGTCTGCTTTTGTCTTCACGGGCTTCTTCACGCTCAACGCAGCTCTTGCTTTTCCTGCTTTCGTTTCCGCCTTGAACGCAGCCTTTGCCTTCTCCTGTCGAATTACCAAGGCTTCTCTCTTGGCTTCCATTGAAGCATCAGCCCCACCACGTCTTTTGGAAGAGTCTGGAATTGTGCGCGATGCCTGTTCTACTTTACGTCTGATCTTCGTCTGTTCGAGCCTCACATTCTTCGGGTCAATTCTGGCTTTTTCCGACCCGGGTAGATCCTCTTTCGTGCTCGGCCCGAATCGTTTTGTTCCCAACCTTCTCGACTTCAACTCTGGTGGTTTTTTTGCCACGGTTATCAGTCCCCAAACTGTACACGGATGCTGAGCGTCGAGGCTCCATCGGCCAGCGTGTCGTTGACCACCCTGAACTTGACGAGGAAGTTGAGCTTGAGTGCTGCAAGCTCCGTGCCGATCGTTGCGGTACCTACAAGGACCGCATCAAGTCCCTGGCCAACCGTGAGTTTGACCTGATTTGTCCCGTTCGCGCTCTGTGCGCTGAACAGCTCGACCGCCTCAATCAGAGTCGTCCCGTCCCTCGCATACAGGTCGAGGAAGATAGAGAAGTCACCTGTTGTGGCCGCAACGTCTGTCACGTCGGACCACAATGTGAACTGGAAGCTCTGGCGTGCATCAACTAGGACCGACTCAAAGGGGCCGGCGGCTTCGAGGTCAAGTGCGTTGAGCTCCAGGTCCACAGGCTCCGCTTCGTGCTGACGTGACCTGATCTTCAGTGCTTCTTGTGTTGCTGCACTCATCTGTCCCTTCTCCTTTTACCTCTGCCACCAAGGCCAAGCTTGGCGATTGAAATGAAACCCGACTCACCGATAATGTAGCCAGAGGGGAAGAGTCTGCCCGATCCAGCGTTCCAGAAACGAGAGAAGTCTTTCTCGGTGAAGGCGTAGCCGTTGTACCAGTCGACATGATCTATGTCCCCCTCAATACCACCAGTCGAATGGCCACTGCCGATACCCAACAGTGTAACATCGAGAACGGTGGCCCTGAATGCCGAGATGCCCGAGGTGTCGATCTCAATGAAATGGAGCGGCTCACCCGGTATGCCCGTGAAAAAGTTCAGGATATTGGTGTCGAGGTCGATCGACCAACCGATGAGACACCACGTATTGATCGGCATGGCACCGTCGCCGGGAGCGCCTCGCCCGTTGCCAGAGGAGATGCCAAAATTGTTCAGAGTGTGATCCCAGATGAGAATCACCGGACCCTCGTCACCTCCGCCAAAAGCCTGGCTGCAACGAATGACGTACTGCTTCGTGTTGTTTGCCGCAACGGAACGCGCCTGGGATGAGAACTCCTGCGCGGCGCTACCAGTCGAGTCAAGACGGAACCAACCAAGCTGTGTTCCGCGCCGAAAGCCGTTCGAGAAGCGAGTGTCGAACACGCCGTTCGGAGTAATCGAGAAGCCACGACCGCCCCCGCCAAATTGCCCATCGCACGGACCCCGGGCATTGCCAAACTTGCCGTCGGTGACCTCGGTAACAGTCCCTTGCTCGACGAAGTTAGCTGACGCGATCGAGTCAAATAGGCCCGCAGTGCCGATGCACTCGTAGTGAGCGGATAGCAGCTCAAGGTAATTCATGGCGAACCTCGCCAAGTGAAACAGCCGACGTCAAGTCTACCTTGACGCCGTCTCCAGGAAAGGGTAAACCATAGCTTAGTGCCGGTCGGCGCTTGCCAGAGTGGCAGCGAACCAAGGGCCTAAACCCCGCATGAGCCAATGCCAGTAGCTCCGCGGAACTCTCCCGCCGGTGCGCTGGCTTATGCTGCTGAGGGGGCGTCATGGTCTTCGGACCCAGGACCCTCGGGACCTGGCCCCTGAAGCGGCTGCCTTCAGCTCAGCAGACGCCTCAGATCGAGCCACAGACGCTTAATCCACCCAGGTGGGTCAGGTGTCTGGTCCTCACCGCAGACGTCACACACACAGTCGTCCGCCGCGCAGTGGCCACCGCAGAGCCGGCAGGGGTAGCACAACGGCAGCCCAAGCTGCGCGAAATCCGGGTCCTCGCAGATGTAGCACCCCTTGAGATAGACGGTGCTGAAGCTCTGGTCGACTCGGCTGCCGTGCTCGTCGTGCTTCAGGAGCCGGCGAGCTAGATCGTCGGGGGGCATTGGGACGCTCATAGTCCGCTGTGACCGGTGAAGTCGTGCGTTTCCCGTTTGGTGGATTCCTCTTTGGTGGATTCCTCTTTGGTGGATTCCTGGAGAGTGCGGAACCTCGCTTCATCCGTGTTCGTGGATTCCTGGGACAGCCCTTTGGTGGATTCCATGGGGAGGATTCCGAATTCCCCGGCGCGAGCCACGCGACGCAGCTCCTCAGCTTGGTCCGGAACGGGGACTGGCTTGAATTGAGGGAACGGGTTGCGTGTCAGTAGCTCGTCAAGCTTGGCTTCGATCCGGTCGATCGGGAACGCTATTGCCGGGTGGCTGTCGCGTTCGAGCGCCTTCACGCGGTCCTGAAGCTTGCTGATCTCTCCGGCGATGATGTCGACACCTTCCTGGAGAGAAATCTTGTCTTTGCTCATGTCATTTACACGCGGAGGGCTTTTGCCCCCCGCGCTCCTTTGGTTTCAGTCAGTTTCCGCGCCGCACGTTGGCCTGTGAATCGTGGCAACCTCGCGGCATGCCTTACGGTGGCCGTTCAGCAGTTCAGCGATCAAGATTGCAGTCTGCTCACCGTCGCATGTCGCTATGATTTGCGAATAATGGTCAAGATCTCGAACATAGAACATAATGCCTTTTTGGTCAATCCAAGTACGCTCGACACTGAAGTGCTTAAGGTCAAGTTGTAATTTGTGAGTGGTCAATTTTCTCATGTCGTTTACACGCGAAGGGCTTGCGCCCTCCGCGTCTCCGTGGTTACTTGCCCTTGTTTTGTACGATCGGCATCACAAGCCCAGTCGCCGAGAGATAGTGGCTCTTGTCTCGGCCCTCAAATACGATGGGCGTGCCCTTCTTGGTCCCGCATCGCATGGTGAGCCTGTTATCGGTCCCATCTTTTCGGTTAAGGCCCAAGACTCCAATCATGACCGTGATCTGGTCTCGGAGAATGAACGGGTCGACCAGGTACGTCCGATCAAGGCCGGCAGGATCGAGGACCGAATCGTAGTCCGGATATACCCCGTTAAGAACCGGGACGATTACAGTAGCCTCACGGAGCTCCACGTTTCGCTTGTACGGGTCGTCGCCGGGTTCGAGGCTGAAGTGAGTATCGGTCTTGCCGAGCGTCTTCTTGACGGTCTTCAGGCTGTCTGTGTCGATGGTGACTTTCTCATCACCCTCGGCGGGTTCGTTCCACCGCAGGCGGGTTAGTTGCTTCCCATCGGTGGCTACTGCCTCCAGGCTACCGTTCGACACGAAGTGGACTCCGGTAAGCTGGAAACGACCTGGCTCCTTACTTGCCGCGCCCATCAACGCCAGTGCTTCTTTTGGTATGTTCAATCGGTTTCCTTTCTCGGCCGGTCCAGGCAAGGAATGCCAGGACCATCGACCATAGAATCAAGGTGTCAATCCACACACATTGCTCCTCTGCGTTTAAACGAGAAGACCGGGGACCACTCCGGTCCCCGGATCTCTTCACAACCTGCTAAGGGTTACGCATCTTCGACAGTATGCTTCTTGACGAAATCCTTGACGGAATCGGCAAGCTTCGGGTCGGCGAGGATCTCCAGGACTACCTTGCACTTCTTCAGGCCGAGCTGGAGATCAGCCCAGCGCGAGGTGTTCCCCTCGGCCCAAAGCTGGAGAATAGGATACCCCTTGAACTCTGACTCATCAGTGGTGTACTTCGGGTTGTCTGGTATGGTCCGCGTTCCGCAGACCTTGGGTTCGGTAGGCTTTGCCTTGCTTGCCACGCTTGCCTTGCTCTTACGAATAACCGTTGCCAGATTCACGTTAGCTGTCCTTTCCGGTTGGGCTGAAATCAAAGTAGATACGCGGACTGTGTTCAAATCGGAGCAGACCGCGTACGTTGTCACTCTTGCGCTCGACTTCGACGAATGGGGCTGAGAACGCGATCACCCAGAAGTCTCGCATCAGCTCCTCCGTGTTCCATTCTTCCCGCAATGAGACGTCGCTTTTTGCCATGGTGTTTTCCTTTCCTGGAAACATGGCCACCTTGAAACTGTCGAGACCGGACCAACCGGTCTCCGCGTTTAAACGATGTGGACCCACAACCCGCCCATCGAAGATTAGATGAATCCTAATCTTAGTAGCCATGATGGATGGCCGTGCTCACATGTTCCGTCTGGCTCCACCCAACATCCGTCGGTCGCTTCACAGCCGCTATCGTTCTGCCAGTCGGTGAGTTGTTCAATATCGGGCTCGACTTCAGTAGGTTCAGGATAGCTCATGATTCACCACCGATCTCTCAAGCATGCGACAATTCGAGCGATCTGTGATCCGTATGCCCACGTATCGTGAGGATCGGACAAGTCGACAACGATGTAGCGCCCGTTTTCGCGGAACCACACATCCTCCCATTCGACTTCTTTAACTTCTTTGCCATACTTTCCGCCCGCTGTGATGCTCGCGATAGTGGCCACCTGGGGGTCGTCAGTTCCGAAACATCCGCGCCACATCACTTTGTCACCTGGTCTCAGCATCATGGTCTTGCCTTTCCGGCCGAGGGTGTTCGCCCTCGGCCTTGCCTGTTGCCTACGCTTGCGCGAAGTCTTGTCCACAAGAGTTACACTGAACGTCGAGGTCGTCTGTCGCCGCTCGAATGATCTGTTCACAACCATGGCAGACGTATTTCCGCATACGTGATCCCGAACCCTTACCACGTGACGTCCCGCCTTTCGTGCCGACGCCCATTTTGCAAGGTCCGGGTGCTCTCGGCGCTACGCTTCCACCCGTGGTCCCGAAGAAGACTGGCTTGCCATCCTTGAACGCGTGCTTCGCGACATACTCACGGAGCTTCGGTTCGAATGCCGCGAGCGTATACCGCATGCCGGCAGCTTTGGCGCGTCGAAGGCCGAGACGATTACAGGCTACTTTCCAGTCCTTCCCGTGCCCCGTGCCGATACCAGCGAGTACATGGCCGATTTCGTGAACCGTGGTCCCTGCAACTTGCACGAGTGATTCTTCGTGAAGCGCGCAGACCTCCACGATGGGTATCTTCGTTCCGTTGCCATTCGACCACGTGTCATAGAACGTGGTTCCACGTACGCCGAGACGTCCGACTCCGTAGACGATGCGAGCGTCGCACTTCTCTCTGTCCGACGTCGGCAAGTTCGTGATCCGCTGCGACGTCCGAGATGAATGCTTCATGCTCTTTCGAGACAGTGGCGTTGTTCTTCGTCGACTCACACATCGTTCTCTCCTTCTTCTTCGCTCTGGATTGCTCGCATCGCTTCACGAGCTTCAACCTCGGATCGGAAAAGAGGGGAGATACACTGCCGAACAAAGCCATCAGTCTCGGCCACGTAGTAGGCTACTCTGCCTCCGCGTCGGTTGACTGTCGCGACTTCGTATCGCTCCGCTTGACACATCCTCTTGCCTCCGTTGCTCTTGTGTCATTTGTCATGGTCCAGGGTCGCCGCTCGGTCCTGGTCTTGCCTCGTCTGACTATGACTATCGCTCAAAACAACGTGTTTGTCAACGCAAATTCCCAACAAAGTTTATGTTGTTGTG